GGTAAAACTTATCCGTTTCGGCCAGCAGGGCGTATCTGGCTCACCAGCACAAAAAGGAGAATCGGCAGCAGACAAAGCTAGAAGGGCATCATTTAAGGCGCGCCATGCCAGCAACATAGCTAAAGGCAAAATGTCGGCTGCATTTTGGGCTGACCGCGAAAAATGGTAACCTAGGCATGTACTTAAGCCTGCGGCTTATCCATGTCAGATGAAACACAAACCCAAGAGCCTGCGGCTGCTGGGGGCAACAACGAAGCATTGCAACGCAGTGTTGAGGCACTTGAACGCAAAAATCAAGAGCTGATTGCTGAGTTGCGTGCGGCCAAGTCAAAGAAACTACCGGATGGCGTAGATGTCGATGAGCTACTTGAGTTCAAGCGACGCGCCGAACAAACTGAGCTTGAATCGCAAGGAAAATACTCCGAAGCAAGACAAGCTTTGGAGCAGCAATTCCGTGAGGCGACGGCGCAGAAGGACCAGCGCATTGCTGACCTTGAAACCCGCGTCCGTGAACTTGAACTCGTCACGCCAGCCGTGACCGCATTGGCTGAAATTGTCCACGACCCCGACTTGGTATTAAAGACCAAGTTGAGCAGCGATCAGATCGAACGCGACCCTGATGGCACCGTTGTTGTGGTCGATGGCTACCAGCGGACCCCTGTCACCGAATGGGCCAAGTCGCTGCCGGCATGGATGCAAAAGCAACCGCGTCCGCAAGGTTCTGGCGCACCATCAGGTCAAGCTGTAGGCACCGTGCCAGCAGGCATGAAGAACCCATTTAGCAGGGATTCATTTAACCTGACCGAGCAATCACGGCTGTTCAAAACAGATCGTGATTTGTACGACCGGTTGAAAGCTACAGCTAACCGCTAGCATGTCGGCAACCGGCTGCGCTGGTGATCGGGCTGCGCCCACACCGTAAACCATTTCCCCGAGATGAATCATGGCGACTCTTCGCTCTGACATCATCATCCCCGAGATTTTCACGCCTTACGTCATTGAGCAAACCACTCTTCGCGATGCCTTCTTGGCTAGCGGCGTGGTTCAACCGATGGCTGAGCTGAACGCTACCGAGGGTGGTGACTACATTAATGTTCCGTTCTTCAAGGCCAACCTGTCTGGCGACTTTGAAGTGCTGACCGACAGCACCTCACTGACACCTGGCAAGATCACTGCTGACAAGCAAGTTGGTGTCATCCTGCACCGTGGCCGCGCTTTTGAGTCACGCGACCTCGCAGCCCTTGCTGCTGGCGCTGACCCCATGGCTGCCATCGGCGCCAAGATCGCTGATTACGTTGCCAACCAGCGTCAGAAGGATTTGCTGTCTTGCCTTGCTGGTGTCTTCGGCACCCTCGGCACTACTAGCTCATCTGCTGCTTTCTTTGGTCTTACCATCGACGGCGAATCTGGCGACACCCCTACGGTGTTGAGCCCCCGCCACGTTGCGGAAGCCCGCAGCCTGCTGGGTGATCAAGGTGACAAGCTGGCTGCTGTTGCCATGCACTCCAAGGTCTACTACGACCTAGTTGAGCGCAAGGCGATTGATTATGTCAGCACCCTTGACGCTCGCGGCACTACTACCACCCAATCAGGCGGCAGCATTGCTGGCGCATACGGTGGTGACAATTCCGTGCCTACCTACATGGGTCTGCGCGTAATCGTCTCCGATGATGTGCAAGTTGAAGGCACTGGCTCCACCAGTGAGTATGCCACCTACTTCTTCACCCAAGGCGCTGTTGCCTCTGGTGAGCAGATGGGTATGCAGACTGAAACCGATCGTGACATCCTCGCCAAGAGTGATGCCATGTCGATTGACCTGCACTACTGCTACCACCCTGTTGGCAGCAAGTGGGGCGTGGCCACTCCTAACCCGACTCGCGCTCAACTGGCAACAGTTGGCAACTGGTCGAAGGTGTACGAACTCAAGAACCTTGGGATCGTGCGGGCTACAAACACCTCTAACTTCGATTGAGGTAACTAACCATGGCACAACCTTCCCAGTTTGAACTGTCCACTGAGCAGTACCTCGAAGCCACTTTTTACGGGGCGTCCTCGATTGCCGACGTGCAATTCTGGACCGCTCCCGTTAAATGTGAAGTGGTTGCAGTGCGTGAAGTTCACGCCACTGCTGGTAGCGATGGCAGCGCCGTAACCGGCACCATTCGTCGTTGCCAAGGCACTGAGGCCGCCACCGCTGGTGACGACCTGCTGAGCGCCACCATCAACTTCAAAGGCACTGCTCTCACCGAGCAAACTCCTGCCTTGACCGCCACCACTGCCGACCTCACCCTTGAGGTTGGTAACCGGCTGTCGCTGGACGTTACTGGTACCACCACCGCATTGGCTGGTGTGATCCTGACCGTGCTACTGAAGCGCGTCTGATGGGGCTGTTCGCTTTCCGGCGACTGCGTGAACTGGAGGCTGCTGCTAACGCGGCGGCCTCTTTTTCTATTGCGGAGCCTACACCTACACTGGAACAACAGGAGCCACTGAACGATGCCAATAGCAATCGTGGCCACAATAGGGGCCGCCGACGCAAACAGCTACCTGACGCTAGCGGAAGCGCAAGCGATCATTGATGGTTTCGTGCAGGATGCTGATGTAACCGCATGGGCATCGGCTACCACTGACCAGAAGAACCGGGCGTTATTTACAGCAACGCAACGCCTTGACCGCGAGCGGTTTCTAGGCGCTCGCGCTACTGATACGCAGGCATTGCAGTGGCCGCGTACCGGTGTCCGCAAGCCTGACACCTACATCAACACCTACGCCGTTGGCTTCCCGTTTCGCATTACGACGGACTATTACACCGACACCGAAATCCCGCAGCAGGTGCAGTACGCGCAAGTGGTGCTAGCAACGTACCTCAACAACAACCCCGATGGCATCGGCCTTAGCGGACTTGAGGACTACAAAAACGTCAAAATCGGCAGCATTGACGTGACGCCAAACCTTGGCTACGGCGCCGTTGGTGCTGATAAGATTCCGCCAATTGTTGAGCGGTATCTGACAGGGCTTAGAATTAGCGGACCAGGCAATGTTGCCATTAAGCGGAGCTGATCATGGGTTACGCCTATCCCGGCGCTGAGTTCATTGATGACACAGCAGCACATGCTGGCCGTTTCGGCAAGATCGTTGCGCTTGAAGATTCAGTGATCGCCAGCCTGACAGCCCAAGACTGGACCGGCAATACGCTTAGCGCCATACCCTTTAAGGCAAGCACCGAACTTGAAGGCGTGTTTACCAGCATCACATTGACCAGCGGCACTGTCGTTGCCTACAGGCTTTGATGGCTTACGTTCTCCCTGGTGGCGGTGATGCGGTAGCACGCGAAGGGTTTGAAATCCCTACGCATGATTGCATTGTCAATACATACGACGGCGCAAACAACTTGCTAACTGCAACATACAAGCGTGGCGGCACAAGCGGCAAAACCGTGGCAGTGCTGACAATGACCTACGACGGCAACAATAACCTGCTTACCGTTGTTCGGAGTTAAGCAATGGCCTTTAAGCTGAATCCGTTTACAAGTGGCCTTGATACAGTTCGCAACCAAATGCTGTGGGGATCGTTTTACGACACCACAACGCAAACTGCACAGGCGGCCAATACGGCATATTCCGTCGGCATCAACAGCGCCGACCCAGATAACAGAGGCATCAGCATTGCCAGCGAATCAAGGCTAACATTTTCCAGAAGTGGTGTTTACAGTATCACTTACTCTGTGCAATTTGTAAACAGCGGCAATTCTATTCACAACATCAACATCTGGCTGCGCAAGAACAATGAAAGCAGCGCTGGCGACGTGCCAGCTAGCGACAGCCGGTTTAGCATCATTGCAAGGCATGGCAACGTTGATGGCCACGTTATTGGTTGCGTCAACTACGTTCTAAAACTTGCAGCTAATGATTATTTGGAGCTAATTTGGTCTACCACAAACGTAGCCGCTAGCATCCAATCGCTTCCATCGTCGCCATCGGGACCAGCGCATCCGTCTGTTCCCGGCATTATCCTGACAGCAGTGCAAGTTGCGTGATGACACTAGCCAGCCCGCTACGGAAGGTTGCCAGCAAGTTGATGGCAAAGTTTGGCGGCACGGCAACCATTCGCCGTGTAACGCTGGGCGCCTATAACGCAACTACTGGCACCGCTGCTGAAACCACTACTGACACCGCCGTGCGTGGCGTATTGCAGGACGTGAACCTGCGTGAAGTGAATGACCTGATCCAAGCAGGCGACAAGCGGTTGCTGATTGCAGCGGCAGACCTTACTAATGCGCCGACCACTGCTGACCGCGTGATCATTGCAAATATTGCCCATCAGGTGATTCAAGTGCAGACCATCGAGCAAGACAATATCGCCATCACATACGAATTGATTCTGAGGGCATAATGGCACGCACCATCCGTGTTGCTGATATCGGCGACTACGCCAGCCAGCAGATGGAAAAGTTGCTGCGTGTTGCGGTGCTTGAAACTGATGCACGCCTTAAGGCCGCCAGCCCTGTTGACACGGGGCGCTTTCGCGTTAGTTGGCAGGTTGGTGAGAATGCGGCACCAGGCGGGCAAAAGCCTGAAGGTGCATACAGCGGTACACCACCGCTAGACCGAATTGGCTACTCACGCGAGCAACTTGGAAACATC